TCTCTCAAGAGTTTTAGCAATATTAACTTTGCTTGCTGACACCTCAACTAATGAGACAATGCGACCCTTGCCATCATTGTCAATAATGCCGTCAAATTGATTATGTTTAGCTTGCTGAAGTAATGGGATCAAAAGTTCTTTTGCTTTCTCTCTCATTTTAGTTAGCTTAACTAATGCGTCATTAAGATTAACGAAGTTAGTCGCTATTTCTTCTTGTTTTAAATCAAGATTAAATAGTTTGGTTTGATCTATATTTTCTTTTAACATTTTCTTTTTATCCTTGGGCTTTGCCCGTTGATTAACAATATAAACAGAATATCAGATTAATCAGATTAATCAATATAATAATATGGTATTATATATTCTTTATCATATCTTTAATTAATATTAATCATTAGCTTTGTTATGTAAGACCCGACAAGCCGACCCGATTGAGCCGACTTGCCGAACAAGAAAACTAGTAACCGCCGTTGTCCTTGTGTTCTTTTAACAGCTCGTCAAAAGTTTGAGGTGTCCAATGTATATCTCTCTCAACGCCTAGTCCGAATTGAAAGGTCAAACTTTCAAGCTCTCTAATATGAACACTTCCAAACTCTCGATAACCTAAGCCTAAATCACATAGACCAAAAAGAATATCTCCGTCTTTTTCAGAGATAAACCAATTGCATGCACCACCGCCAAAGAATTTGACAACGGGTTGTCTATCTTCCTCGACTATCTTCATATTATCGTCTAACTTTTTCTGCACTTCTTTTGTAATTAACTTCATGGTATTTTTTCCTTTGGGCTTTGCCCGTTGATTAACAATATATAGATAGTACCATTTTATTTTATTAATGCAATATGGCTTTCATCTGGTGGATTTTTTCTAGGCCTTAATCTTATATAAAAAACAGCTTTTTATATGCGAACCCGACTTCCCGATTTAAGTAAATAACCAAATAACGAAACCAATGAACGCCAAGACCAAGCAAAATTTTTGGAAGGCCGTGGGGCTGTTATCTGTCATCTTCTTCCTCTCCGTTAATGTCTCTACAAAAATTTAAAACACCATTTAAATTTGTTCTGCTAGATTTAATATCACTAGCTTTTATTAATTCAAGTTCTTCTAAAATTAAAAATATAGTTAATTCTGATTCAGTCATTTTGTTTTCTCCATTTTTGGAAAGTCGTGGGGCTGTTACCAACCCCACCCTCCTCGTTATATTGTGATTGTCGCATCGTCTAACCTTCTGTCAATATCTGAAACATCAGACTCAATGTCTTCAATTCTTGACTGTAACTCATCAAGTCTTTCTTCATGGTCGCCACAAGATTCTTGTGTCTCATCAATTGCATCTTGCAACTTCATGACTGCCATACCGCTAGTGGTGTTTTCTAACTCATCAACTCTAGCCATAAGAGTTGCAAGCGAACCAACAAAATCTCCTGTTGGTTCTGTCGCTGTTAAGCGATCATTACGTTCATTAACTAACTGCTTTATGACAGGGATCATTTCGTAAAGAAGATTATTTAACGAACTGTTATAATCCTTTAAGTTATCTTCAACCTTTGAAACCTCATCTAAAAGAACTGAAGTTGTTGACATATCTATTATTTCCATTTTATTTTTCCTTTGGGCTTTGCCCTTTGATTAACAATAGATATATAATACCATGTTTTAATGGTTATACAATGGAGAAATTTTTATCTGGTAATAATATAATCTTCTATTACCTTAACCAAAAAAACAATTTTATACACGTGACCCGACTTAATACGTGTCCCGACTACGGGAGGATTTCTCCTCCCGCCAGGATTTTTTGACCATTATTCCATAATAATTTCAACTTTGATTATTACGTTGTCATCATTCATAAAACCATACACAGAATAAAGGCCATCGCCATAACCTGAAGAAAAGGCAACGCCTAATGATTTGCCTAACTCTCCTCCTTTATTTTCTCCATGCAAAGTTTGACTACAAGCACCATTATAAGAATAACTATTGTCCGAATTACTTTTAGGCATTTCTTCAAAAATATCTTTTTCAATTAATTCATTCATAGTCATTTTATATTCTGGAATTACTTCCTCATAATGTTTGAAATCTACTGCATATTGTAAAATGTCTTTTAGTTTTTTATGTTGATATTTTCTTACATCATTAAAATTATTGTTTTCAAAAATTTTGAGATAACAAGGGTCTGTTATTATTAACTGACCGCTATCAACACCAACTTTTCCTAAAAATATTTTTTTCATTTATTCTCTCCTTTGTTTTAAGTTAATACATAATACCATATAATAAGGCCTAATCAAGATTGAAAATTTTGCAGCGCCTTGCTTTATGTATATTTACCTTAACCAGAAAACCAATTTTATACGCATGACCCGACTTAACATGCGACCCCGACTTGCCCGACTATTTTACAGCCTCGACAATAACGTTTTCTTTATCTTTGTCATAGCACCGCAAACAGTCCATACATTTTTGGCCCGTACAGTTTTGTTTTTCTACGGCGTGGTCCTTCCATACGTTATTGAAAACTTTATCAAAACCTTTTGGCGGTTCATCCAGGATTTTATTGATTTGAGGGTTAGAATAAACCATGATGACGTTTTCTGGAATGTCGTTTTCTTTTCTATATTTGTTTAAGATATCTTTTCTTTTCGTCCAACAAGCGAATGTTGTTTTAGGGTTATCTGAGGCAATGTTCATTAAGTTAACAAAGTGTGTCATATTGATAAGCTCGCCGTGTTGTTGAAAACGAAAATATGCATCGTTTAATTTTGTGGTTTTTGTTGATCCTTGTCTAAAGACATATTCTTTTAAAATAGTATTTCCTAAAACTTCAGTATTACTTTGCAAGAATGGTTCTAAATCTTTATACATTCCTTTTTCCAATGTCGCATGGCTGTAGCAGAATTTACAGATAGTTTCTTTTTTGGCAGAATTCATTTTTACACAAAATTTATTAGTCCGTGTATTAGTGCCAATAGCCCTAAAGCCTTCCAATTTTCCATTAAGCTTTGATATCCCAATAATCATTTTTTTAATCCTTCTATAATTAACAATAATTATTTATACCATATTTTGGCATACAATCAATATTGGATTTTAGTCCTAGTTCCAGAACTTAAACCTAAACCATAACCATAATCCTCAACTTATACGTGAACCCGACTTGCCCGACCCCGACCCGATTTATACGTGCGTCCCGACTTAGCTTATTCTGTTTCATTTATGACTAATTTGTTTCATCAGAAAAAAACAAGAACCCCCTCTTGTAGGGGGGTGTGGTTTATTCGGTTATAAATACCATAAAATTATCTTTTATTATCTTGATTGTATATGCAAATACATGGTATATTATCTTATTGTTAATCAAATAAAGGAGTATCGATATGATACAAAAAATACAAAGTTTTGATAAACTTACACTAAAAATTCTTAGAGATGACCTCGAAGAAGCGTTAGGACAATTATCAAAAAATCATAACTTAAAAATAAAAGTTGGGTCTATGGGTTATCGTAAACATGAGGTTGATGTTAAAATAAACTTTTTAATCGAAGGTCAAAAATCTCATACAGAAAGTGTTCTTGAAAAGTTTGCTAATGCTATGGAATTAGATTTATCAAGAATAGTAAATCGTAATGGTAAAGCATATTCTCTTATAGATTATAGACCGAAGGCAAGAGTTTGGGAGTTTGTTGTTCAAGATAATAAAACAGGCAAACAAGTGTTAATGAAAAGAGAAACTATTTTAGAAATGTTTGGAAGGGAGAATGCATAATGGGTAGATATTATAGTGGCGATATTGAAGGCAAGTTTTGGTTTGCTGTTCAATCAAGTGATGATGCAGATAATTTTGGAGTTGAAGGTACTTCAAATTATTTAGGTTATTATTTTGATAAAGAAGATAATTATCAAGATGTTCTTAAAGGACTTGAAAGGTGCGTTAAACATTTAGGAAAAAATCAGTTTGATAAAATTCATAAAGCATTTTCTAAAGGTGGTTCTCTTTATCAAAGTTATAACGATAAATCTTTAGCAGAAGAAGGTATAAATGAACATCAATTAGAATGGTATGCTCGTTGGAGATTAGGCAATCAGATTAAAGAATGTTTAGATAAGCAAGGTTATTGTTCTTTTGAAGCGGAGTTATAATCATGACTGTTAGAAAAAATTGGAACACAATCGCACAAGATTTTTTAGTCGGTAAAACAATTAAACAGGCTCGATATTTATTTAAAGATGAAATGGATAATTGTTTCGGTGAAGATGAATGGGGGGCTTCTAAAGTTCCCCTTATCATTGAATTTACTGATGGAAGTTATATTTTTCCTATGAGTGATGACGAAGGAAATGATGGAGGTGCTTTAGGAACAAGTGATGAAAAAGAACCAACATTTCCTGTTATCGGAAGGGAGGATTTGTAATGGCTAAAATTGATTATGTAGTAGCAGAAAAAAAAGGGATCGTCGTTTATTTAGAAAACGGAAAGTCTTATTACGGAAAAACAATCTTAGAAATAGCTAAATTAATAAAAAAATATAAAATTTCTGATGAAGGTTATTATGGCTCATCAATGGATTTTGCAACTGAGCATGGTTATAAAAATAACAATGATGCAAAGTTAAAGTTTAAAAAAGCATTAAAATTATCTAAGAAAGGAGAAGAATAATGAAGCAATTTATGGAGTACATACACCCTGATTTAAAGCTTAGAATGTCGCTATACAATTTCTATCTGAAGAAATTTGCTAACATCAAAAACAAACATGATGTAGCCCGATATTGTTCTAAGTACGATTTTGACAAAGTAACAACAGCAAGGAGGAAAAAAAATGATTAGTATAAATGAAAGTAAGTTTGATTTTAAAATGATAGGAATATCACCCGAAATAAATGAAGATGGTTCACATCAAAAAGAGTTTGAGTGTTCACTTGAAGATTTTTTAATAGAAAATAAAAATGGGTTTTTTATAACTTTAGATGAAATGTATCAAGCAATTATGAATGCAAAAGAAGATGTTCCAATTTATGAAGTGTCTGATAAAATATTAGTTTTTAAAAGGAGGAAATAATGACAAATTGGGAGATCTTTCAACTCATCATAGGGGTAACTTTTTTAGTTATCCTTATGTCAATTGGTAATTAATTTACCTGATCCATCAATCTCAATACCCGATTGATTCTTGGCCTTGTTCTGGAGCTTCTGGAGTTCCTCCAGGACTTCTTCTTTAGATAAGGCATCTACCCGACCATGTAACACCGCTTTCTTCTCTACCAATAACCCGACGGCTTTCATGCGTAACTCTTCAGCTTTAATAGCTGGCCCCCAACTTCCATCTAGAACTGCTGCGTCCCGAATTGATTTTAAATCCCGAAGTGACCTATCTAAAGTAACATGATTTCTATGTTGAGCTTCGTACCTCAGCTCCTCTATCCCGATTATAACACTTTTGTTTTTCATATTACGATTAGCTTGAACAGCGGGATGGTTGTAACCCGCCTTCCTAGCAGCTTCAGTCTGGGACATATCATGATAGACTATGTTCTCAACAAATCTCTGTTGCTGTTGTGTTAAGTTTACTGACAACCCCGATTCATTTTGTTCCACGTCTTCCGTCTCAATTATTTCTATTTTTTCTTCCATCTGTTCCAGTCTCCTCCGGTAAGGTTTAGTAGGTGGTGGGGCGTTAGCCCACCCCTACCTATATATATTATATAGGCAAGCTGGACAAGCTGAACATTTCCTTATAATTCAATAACTTAAAGTACTAGCCCACCTAAATCAAGTCAAATGAGCTAGCTGGTCAAGCACTTTTTATTATCTATATAAAACAATAGGTTACAAAGAGAGGTGCTAGCCCATAGCTCACCCACCCCCCTGAGCAAGTGGGCTAGTGGTCAAGCACTTTCATAATAAAATAAAATACTTTACATATTATATTATACCATGTTATACATTGATTTGGTAAAGAGAGGAGAGAAGGAATGCCTGATTATAATATCAGATTAACAGTAAAAACAAGTATAGAAAAATATGTTGAAGCTGACTCATTAGAACAAGCTGAGGATTTATTGTGGAAAGATTTAATTGATATGGATCCGCAGCATGGTCATTACATTTTAATTAATGGTTCTAAAACATATGAATTTTTAAATAAGGAAGAAGTTAATGGCGAAGATCAACATGACATCAAAGACATGGAAAAAGAATTACAACCTAATGGAGAGTAAAATGGGAAAAAGAACAATGCCCGGTAAAACAAGAAAGAGTAAAGGTAAGAAAGTATCACATAGGCCCGTTAGGTCACAAAATGTATATTTCGATGAAGACACAAGAACTTGGTACAAAAGACCAGAACTAAAACAAGGAGAGGCATAATGCTTAAATTACAAATAGAAAAAAACATACCCATTCCTAGAAAAAAAGATACAAAACATTCTAAAGGCAGCAAGTATGGTTTTCACTTATTATGGAAAAAATTTGAAGTTAACGATTCTATTTTAGTAGAAGAAAAGAAAGTACTTATGGCCTTTTTATCTAATGCACATCATCGTGTTAAAAGAGGTAATTCTGATCACAAGTATGTGAGTAGACAAGTTGGTGATAGTAAATGGCGAATATGGAGGGTAAAATAATGGTTAGAGTATTAGATTTAAAACCAGATCCCAATGATAGAGTATTTGCTGTACTCGTTACACTTAAAAAGGACGACGGAGAAATATATAAGAAGTTATATGGTCCGTTCTTTGACGATGGTACGTCGGATAGTTTTGTAAAAGAAGAGGTTGAATGGCATCCTAAATTTGGTAAAGAAATAATAAGTCACGAAATATTATTAGTACATCCAACATATGAAGTAAAAACAACTATTCAAAGAGAGGGAAAATGATATAATGAAAATTATGAATGATGAATCTAAACAAGAATGGCAAATACTTTCTTATGAAGGAACAGAGGAAGAAGCGATCGAAGCTTTCGCTGAGTCTTTAGGAAACTTAACAAGCCATGTGCAACAAGAATTAAAAAGAGGTGTCTTTGACGAAGAAAAAGTCGGCACTCTAATGAAGTTGCTTTCCGTCGTCGTGCGAGAGTACGATTTTATTACACATAAAAACACAACAATACACTAATGGTTTCCATAAATATAACGATTCAAGGGGTGTCACCTCTTATGTGCAATCGATTTACAGATGAGGCAGCACGAGCAGCAACGTCTGGAGTTAGTTCAAACAATCAAGGAGAACCATTAACCGAACACGAACAGTGTGAAAAGAAATTATACATGCATAAAAAGAAACCATGCATACCTCAACCCAATTTAACATCTTCAATAATGGAAGGCGGACGTTTTCATAAAATAAAAAATAGATCCGTCACCACGCAACAGAAATCTATGATACCAGCTTGTGTAAATATTATTGACACTATGATACCAATAAAAAGTAAAAAAGGATGGACTGTTGATAGTCGTCCTGTTCGAGTTCCCGCAACAGGAGGTCGCATACTTGCATTTAGGCCTATCTTTTTTGATTGGGAATTAGATTTTAATTTAGAGTTAGACACAGAGATAATATCATTACCATTACTTAGACAAATTGTTGACGACGCAGGAAAAAGAGTTGGATTGGGAGATTACCGTCCGGACAAGAAGGGTCCGTACGGCAAATATGTGGTAACAAAATGGCAAGTAAAAAGAAAAAAGGGTTCACAGAGCCAAAAATAATAGAAATAGTACAACGCAAATTAGATAATAAGTTTGCTGTCTGGGCTAAATTAAGACTTAGAGATTTTGAATCTTGGGGTTGGTATAGCGGCAGATGGGTTTGTGTTGGTGTTGCAAAAACAAAGTCCCTGGCTCGTAAAAAAGCCCAGGAGTTTGATTGGGACACATTAGTAATTAAGTAGTTAGTACTTAATCATGGCTGGGTTAGGCGGTGCCCTGCAATGTACGGCATGGCCACGCATTGCGTAGCACAGCACAGCACTGCTTTGCTTTGCAAGGAGATTAAAATGGAAGAACCAAGAATATTTGTATCTGTTAATATGGATTACATGCTCATCACAATTGATGGAGTGCCGTACAAGAAAAAATTGACAGATGACTTTCTTGTTTTTATTAACCAACAAATAGCAGAATCAATGAGGGAGAGAAATCGTGTTAATGATAAGAATATTATTTAATTTAGGCGTATTGTTTGTCTTTGCATTTTTAATATCGTTATTAGTAGGCTGCACAAGTGTAGATCCAACGCCTTGTGTTGCAATGCATATTGGCACAGGTTATGATGACGATGGAATGATGAGAACAATTCAAGTAGAAGAAATGGGTTGCCCCAGAATAGATAATTATTAGGAAAAAAATGTTAATAACTGAATTAAAAGAAAATCCAACATTAAGAATGCTTAGTTTAGGTGCAGGTGTTCAATCAACTGTTATGGCTTTAATGACTATGACAGGTGAAATTAAAGATAAGCCTGATTGTGCTATTTTTAGTGATACTGGTGCAGAGCCTAAAAATGTATATGAACATTTAGAATGGCTTACAGAACAATTAGATTACCCTGTTTATATTGTATCAAAAGGTAATTTACGAGATGATACGTTGCATGGATCAACAACATTAAAAGGTAATAAAAGATTTTCAACAATACCATTTTTTTTAAAAGATAGTGGTATGGGTATGCGACAATGTACTAATGATTATAAAATACAACCTATAAGAACAAAAATAAGAAGTTTATTAGGTGTTGGCAAAGGTAAAAGAGTTCCTAAAGATGTTTTTGTTGAAACTTGGATTGGTATTTCACTTGATGAAATGCAAAGAGCAAAAATAAATAGAGATAAATGGCAGTTAAACAGATTTCCTTTATTAGAATTAGAATTAAAAAGACATGAATTAATCAAATGGTTTGATGAGCGATATCCAGAACGTACTTTAACTAAATCTTCTTGTACTTTCTGTCCTTTTCATAATGATAGTGCTTGGCGAGATATGAAATACAATGATAAAGACAGTTGGAATGACGCTGTTGATTTTGATAAATCTTTAAGAAAACGAAAAACTAAATATAAACACGATCAATATTTACATAGGTCATGCTTGCCGCTAGATGAAATTGATTTTGACAATGCAGAAGATAAAGGTCAGTTGTCTTTCTTAGGTGAATGTGAAGGAATGTGTGGAGTATAAAAACTTCTAATCAACTGTTGACTTCTAATCCATTTTATCCCATAAACAATATATCTAAAAACAAACGGAGATTAATATGCAAATAGATAAAGAAGAATATTGGATGACACAAGATGATTATTTAGCTGAGGCTTCTGAAGAAGCTGAGAAAGTTAAGATAGAAGAAGAAACTGGTGTTTGTAGGCATTGCGGTGATGATGTAGATTCACCAACACACAGTAACTACAAATGTTGGAT